AACCCTGCCAGCAGAAACATTAATGCAATTAAAAATTTCATCGCCGTATGCCTGAATTTTGTTTAATAAAAACAGTTGTTGCGCCAGCTTCTCCACTGCCGATTAGGGTAGTGGCGTTGGCATCATTGTGTGTAATTGTTACAAATGTATTTGCACTGTAGCCTTGAGTTTTTACTTCTGCATAATGTTCATTTTCAGTGTTACGAAACGCAATGGCTCGCCCTCTACTGGCAGCTTCTGGCTCAGTGGGACGGTCCCATGCAATGCAAACTGAAGTGGTTGCGTTACAACCTGATTTGACAGCAGAGTCTGTCAATATCATTATTCGTGCTTCTTCAATCTGTTCAGCATTTTCTCGGACTCGCTGTGCCAGACGTCGCTGTGCATCAGCTTCAATCTCAGCCAGCTCTTCGTCTCGTTTGCTTCTACCAGTGGCCACGCCAATGGCCTTGCCAATTTCCTGCGGATGCGAAATAATTAAAATATTGGTAATTTTGCTCTCTACTGTATTAATAACAACTGGAACCGTTGGTGAAATACTTGCGCTGAAAACAAAGGTTGCTTCAAATGCCTTGGTCAATGTGACACGACCACCGGCTGTGACCACATCAATTTGTCCAACCTTACAGGTATTTTCAGCCAGTTCAAACTGTTTGATATCTTTTTCATCTTTGCAACTTGGAACCAATACAATCAGACTTTGTCCAGTTTCATCCACGGTCATTGTAAAGTCTGTTCCGCGAACAGCAATGTTGGCAGTGGGAGTTTGTACAGCAACTTGTTGGGGGTTTGCTTTGGCAATTTGCCCGCTGGCATAGCGAATGGTACCCATTGCGGCCTTGATGCTTAACTTGCCTGCATCAGAATTTTTTGGATCAAACACAAAATCGTCAATTACCAATTTTGAATTTTCAGTTATCTTAACCTTGGTATCGTCTCGGAATACAATATTGCTACTGCATGCGCCAGTGGTGTATGTGTCCATTGACTCTACCGTTGCGCCTTTGACTCCGGTAAGTTTGTTTTTACCCCGCAGAATTTCGCAGGCCAATCCTTTGTTTTCGCTGACCGTACCAATCGTTGGTCCTGCGTGGGCCGTAGAACTTAAAATAGCAAAGCATAAAATTGCCTTTGCAAACATGCTGTTACCTTGCTACGGCAGTTTTAGGTGCGGCGATGGCAGTACTACTAGTTCTAATTGTAATAGTATTTTGGTCGCCAGTTGTTTTCAAATCAACAGTGGTATCGTTTGTACCTTGCTGTTGTGTAGTAATAGAGTTGTAATTACCAGTGATCACTTGTTTTAATAAATGGCCAGTTGCGCCAGCGGCATCAAGTTGGTCAATTTCAAGTTTATTATTATTACCAGCAATATCAATGTCACTTACGCCTCTACTGCTTCGTAATATTGATGTAACTTCGTTGGTGTTGCCTGCAATAGCAATGGTGCTTACAACATCGCTGGCAACAACTGTGGTGTCTAATATATTGGTATTTCCAAGTACTGTTTCGGTTAAAGTGTTACGCAATGCTGGTGTAGTAGTGTCGCCAACTACCAATTTGGATGAATTGGTATTGCCAGTAATTGTACTGCTATAGATGTTGGTACTGCCTCTGATGTTATACTGGTTAAGGTTGGTATCTCCAGTTTGTGTTATTGCTAGTGTGTTGGCACTGCCAGTGATTGTGCCATAGTTTGTACTGCCAGGAGTTGCACTTGTTGTGCCGCCAACATCATTGCTACCACCCACCTGCTGAATTGTAATGGTGTTGGTATTACCAATCTGTTCAATATAAACCTTGTTTGGGCCCGTTGATGCGGTCTGTGCAAAGCTCGTAGGAACAGCTACTAATACAAGCAGTATTGCAATACTCATTGACAAAACTCTATAATTTGTCATAATGTGTCTCCTTGGAGTCATTACTCCATAATTTACGCTATCTATTTAAGCGTTACATTGCAATAGTTAAATGCCGCTGTTAATAATATAACATGTTAATAATTTTACATGTTAATAATTTTACACCACTACCTACTCTTCTTGGTCTTAGCTTCCGTTTTCTCTTGGGTTGACGGTGCTCTTACCTTGTTCTTTGTTTCCTCAAGGGCCGCTTCCGTTGCCGGACTTGACCGGCGCGGGTGTGCTAGTAGTGTTGGCAGGGTCAACGCTGGCGGGTGTCTCGAGGGTTTGTGTTTGAACCACGACATCTTTCTTCTCCTTTGGTGCTTCTGTTGCTGTAACTGCAACAGGTTTGGGCGGAACTATACCGGTTGTATTGTCAGGCTTGGGAACAGCAACTGGTTTTTCAACATGCGCTGGCAAAGGAGGCATTGATACTTCTTTCTTTTCTTGTTTAAAACCCCAGTGTCCTTTACGGGCACCATCGTGTATGGTTCCAATCACTGCCGCTTGTACAACTACATCAATTGCTCTGTTAATACTTTCATTGATACTGCCACCAAACTCGCCTTCAATTGACAATGCATTGGCGGCCAGCAAGGGATCTACGATTGTTGGGTCATTGATAAATCTTAATAGCGTCAATTTGTCCATATAACTCAACACAGTTTTGGTCACAGTGACACTGGTTAAAATTTCACCGGTACTGACACTGACAGTTCTTAAATTTACAGTAACAGTATCGCTTTGATACTGTGTGGTTGCACCAATGCCAAATACACGCATACCACTACCACCAGTCAATGTATTTGAATCATATCCAATAATGCCGCCTTCCATAATAATACCAGCAAACACCATTGGCGGCAATGGCTGTGCATCCTTACCTTGATACAGTTCTCTGGCCTGACGAATCATCTGCCGTTCTTTGATTAGGTTATCAATGCCAACTCGTTCAATTGGAATAAACCATCTGCCATCACCAGCATCTTGTAGTGCTTTAATTAGATAACTTTCTGCACCTTGTGTTACAGCACTACTTAAACTGGCAATGCCTGTGACACTTTTGCGTTGACCAGTCTTGTCACTAAAACTGTAGACTGCCACAGGAATTGGACCACCAATGGGTGGCAATAATATATTTTCTTTCTTCTTTAAGAATTTACTGGTTTCAACAGTGGGTTCATCAAATTGATTGCCAGTTAGTTTTTCTCGGATTGCACTACCTGTGGCGCAACCTTGCAAAATTGCAATAATCACGATAAGGGGAATTAGTCGAAGTGCTGTCATTAGAATGCAAATGTCCCGCTGGGTACTTTCATTATTGTTGTTTGAGAAGGGTTAGCAATGTTAACAATGGTAATAATAATATAGCCAGTATCACTGCCATCACCCAGCTTCCAAGTAATTGTATTGCCACCTATTTCAGGAATGGTACCGCATATGACGCCTTTGGTGGTGCAGGTGGCACCTTCTCCAAACAGGCTGTCAGTTAATTGTTTGGCCAACTGACTATAAATTCTACTTTCCAAGTTGGCAACAAATCTGGCAGTTGGCGTATTCAATGCGTCTGCTTCTGCTCGTTGTTTCAGCGCATCAACTAGATTTTTATTCTTTTCTTTTTGTTGATCTTCCAGTTGTTTAATTGTCAACACATGAGAAGAATAGCCTACACCACTGAATGCTGGGCTATTAAATGAATGTTGGAGTTCCGCTGCCTGAACGGAAACAGTGATAGATAGAAAAAGAAACAACAGTTTATTCATGTACGCCTAATAACCAGCGAAAATGCCAGTCCTATTATTTAATATAGTTGTAGTTAATTAAAACTACAACTATAATGCGTAATTATTTTAAACTTCTTAGGTCTGCGTTAGTGCTCATTGAACTCTGACGGTTTGCGGGCTTGTTGACATCGACTTTACCAACCTCTGTCAATGCTTCTAATATGGCACCTGTTTCAAAGTTGTTTCGCATGTAGCCGCCTTGCAATTGGCTACGGAATTGACACAACATGTGACTGTTTCTTATGACTCGTTCGCCTGGTGCAGGCTTGACCCAAATTTGGATGGTGCGCCCGTTTTCACCTGTGCCCACTTTCTTGGCCACTAGATCGTAGTGTTTCATAGCTTCTGGCAAGTTGTCACTGAACTTTAAAATTTTATAGTCGCCGTCTGCAAGCTTATCGTTGAGTTTGACCACTTCAACATCTTCCATTTTTTCGCCACGGGCAAACAGCAAGGCGGCCCGAGCCAATTTGTTAACAATTTCAGACTCCACGCTGGGCTTCTGAAGTTCAACAGTTTCTTGCACACTTGGAAAAATTACAGTATCATATAGATTCAATAGGTTCTTGACCAGTTGCTCTTTGGGCAACGACTCATCAAACTTATTGCTGTATGGGCTAATGTTGAAACCAAATGCAGTATCAAAGAAAGTTTGTAGGGTTGAAAACTTCAACCCACTCATCTGACCAAGTGTCTTGGTACTGTAAGTTTTTAAACTTAACAAGTTAATTTTTGCACCGTCAACTTTTAAGGTCAAGTCTGCTTTGGTAGATGTTGCCTCACCTGTACCATCACTGGCAATATCAATCCTGTTGTTGTTCTTGTCTTGATATACTCGTTCACATGCAGTTTTAACCGAATCAGATTGATTACAATACAGTACTGCACTGGACAGCAATGCTTCCAAGTCATCACCGCGCTTTCTTGAATTGTATTGTCTAATAAATGATTCAGCACTGCCTGTGGGAATTTTAGCAGAGAAGTACAATGAATCGCTTTTGTTGTTTCGTTCTGGATAAACAATAGTTCTTGTTGTGGTAAATTCAATGGTCTTACTGTGATTGTGAGTGTCCATATGTCCAAATATGTCCAACACCTGTTGTTTGGTAATTACAGCACCAGCGGCAAAGAACTTGGCACTGACTGCCAAGCCCATGAATAGTTCTGTCAGGTGACCAGCATTGTAATCTTTGCCACCTTCAGTTTGATTTTCTGTACCTTTGAACACACCACTTTTAAACAACGAACTGGTTTGAATAACTTGTGCTTCTTGTTTGCCGTCAGTTGTCACATATACTTCAATACTTGATGGCGCAATGTTGGCCAAGGGTGAAGTATCTGAACCATCAAAGAACTTATTTAAAAACTCGACACTCTTGGGGGTGAGTGTGACAGTGGCACCATACTGTGATCTCTTGTCCGGAACAACTTCCAGCGGAGTTTTACTATTGCCAAGGTCGCGAAGAACTTTCAAATACTTGAAATCATATTTCTTCAATTCTGCTGGACTTAGGCCTGCTTCAGCAATGAATATTTCTCGGAATAACATTTATTGACCTAGCCTATAATCATATTTCATATTGGCAATGCCGTCATTGGCCTTGTCTACAACGGCTTGATAAATGTCAGCTCTGGTTTGTTTTAATTTTGCCAATATTGTTTGAATATTGTCCAGGTCTGTGGCCTTGGCAGTTTTTCCAAATAGATACTTTGCAATCTCATCTGGACTCCTGCTTAGAGTCTTGCTGGATTCTTCATCAAACAGACCAGCTTTGAAACTCCACTTCCAATTGGGATTGACAGCACGAGCAATGCCACTCATTAAAATGTGTCTAAATGCTCCTTTGCCTTGACCAGGTTCTCCACGACGAGACCAGCGACTAAATTCGCCTTGTCCAGGTTCTCCAATGTCCAAGTCAACTTGTAAAAACTCATTTGTACCTGGCGTTGGAATAGGTGCTTTGACAGTCAAGCCGTCACCACCTTTTTTAAAGTCTTCGTGTTCTTTGAATCCTGCTTTCAACAACTGACCTGTTAGCCATTCACGAAAGCGATTTTGGCTGGTCTTTGGATCTTCGGCAGGATCTAAGTCAATGAAGTCGGCAGGATCTAAGTTGACATCACCGTCACCTGTAGTTTTGCCTGCGTAAATTGCACTACCGGTTAAATTCTTAAACAATGGAATGCCAATGCGCTTTTCCAATGCTTTCACTGTGGCATGTACTTCTTCTGTACTTGCATCTTGCTTTGTTAAATGTTCTTTTGTAGCAGGATCTTTGAAGGCATTGCCACCTTCATTGATTACACCTTGAACTTTCTTGGTCCAGCGTTCGTTGGTATAGTATTGCAAAACTTTTTTAGGGTCGTACTTGCTAACCAATGCCCAACGGCCGTCAACCTTTTGTAACACTTCTGTTACACGGATTCGTGGACCAAGATCGTCTAATAACACGGCTTACTTGGCCTTGGGTGTGCGAGGCTTTTTTGCCACTGCTGGCTTTTTTGGTGCCGCTGGCTTTTTAGCTTTTACAACTGGTACTTCGCCAGCACCTTCAACAGTCAACATTAAACCTGCCACTGGCAAAACTACCGGGGCTTCTACAACCAATGGAATTGGCGTGGTGGCTGGTGGTTCTGGCACTTTATATGGCGCTACAGCGTTAACTTCTACTTCAAGTTGAGTTGCTGGCTTGGCTCCAAAAAGATTTTTAATAAATGATAACATTTTTCTTCCTATATTTTCTGGTTTGGTTTCGTTCCAAACTATTGCCATATATTTAGTGTTAATTAAATTTTATGGTTAGTCAATTCAACAATAGTTTAGTAACTTCGTTGCGGTATTTGGCCAGCATCAGCTTGGTCTTTTTGGCTTTTTCTTCGGCCGCTGGTGTGGCCGCTTTGTCAAACTTGCTGGAACTGATTACAGCTTCAAGCTTTTGTGCATAAATTTTAGAAACCTGGGTTAATAATGTTTGTGCATCAGCCACATGGTCTAATGCGCCATTGCCCAACAAATTGTTTCTTTCTAATTCCGTGGCCAGACTGCGAATAGAATGTACAATATCTGCCAAACGCTGTTCATCTTTAAGTCCAGGATGTTGATCTAAATCTAACAAACGATCTGCATATGGTTGACCATTTGCTAAAGTATAATAGTACTGAAACATGTCACGAGCCCAAGAATCTGGATTGGTTGTCACAGTTGTTAGTTCTGTGTCTTTGCTTTGACGGAAGCTGACCGGGCGCCCTGCTCGAGTTTTTACCTGCACACCTTGTGAACTAAAGGAAAAGTTCAGCACTTCTGCCAGAGCACTGGTTAGACTGGTACTGATAACACCCTTGACACGATATTCTGGACTCAGCGCACGACTCCAATCTGCATGTTCATTGAAAGTATAAATCAAATCAACCTGCGCAGGTCCAGCACTGGTAGTCATGATGATGTTTGTACCATTGTCAGATGCAAAGTCTCTGTTGTGTCTTGTGAATTCTGCAATGGCATTCTTGTACTGTGTGATGAGTTGTGCAGAACTGGCACCTGGGCGACTGTGTATAAAACATTCAATGTCAATGTCGCCATACTCACGAGTAGGATCTTGTTTTAAATCTCGTTCATAGTATGTGCCTGAACCTTTGGGCTTGCCCATCCTAATTTCCAAGCCCAATTCACTTTGTGCTTGCCATGTATTGTATTCTTTGGCAAACTCGTCAAGCCCAGCAACAACTTCTACAATGATTGCAGGAGTAATCACTGTGTTCTGTGTGGCAGCACTGGCCCAGCCACCTTCTGCAATCGATTCTGTCTTTTGAGCCTGTTGCGCTCGATACCATTCCCAGGCTTGATTGTTTATTTCTCTGCCAACTGTTCTTCTATAGTAGCCTATTAGGCCCACCAACTTCTGAGTTTCATCCCATACGGCTGAAGCATCTTTACCAAGCCATGGTTTAAAATCAGCGCTCTTGGCCCATTCTTTACAATGCTGTCTAAGTTTACTGCCATCTGGATCCCATGCTTGCCATGCTCTACTGCCGGCCAACTCTACATCCAAGTTATCAAACAGGGTTTGTTCAATCAAGGCAGGTGTAATTACTCCTGATTCTTTTTTGTTATCGATAGTCCGGAGTTGTTTGATAACTCTAGGATCTAGTACTACACCTTGTGTTGGTTCATTGTAGGCAATCCAACCGTGTCCATCGTCATATACACTGGTAAAGCCCAAGTCTCTAAGCACCTTGTTCCAGCGAACAATATTGGTTTCATCACTCTTGCCTAATCTGCTAAGACAATCGTAAATGAACCAGTAAGGGGTGCCATCGTATTCGGGTTCGTCAATTGCAGATTGTATTACTTCTTCAGAACAGTATAGTCTTAATGCTTGTTTTAGTTTGTCACTATCAACTTGCGTTTCCTTTGTCATTTCACCTGAACGGTCATATTGAAACAACTGAATATAAGGCAAGTTATTGCCCCATGGCAATGGTTGTCTGCGCTGAATCAAACCCAATGCATAGTCTAACGGATAGAAGTAAATGCCTTTGGGTGTGTCTTCGCTGATACCCACCTGCGGGTTGATGCCCAACTTGGGCTCTGCTGTCATACTGATAGCCCAATTCTTTATATCGCCTAAGGTTTTAGCAACAGCCTGCAACTCTTTCATGCCTGACGCTGGCCGTGTATTTTGTTCTGGATTAGTTCTGGCTTCTGGCAACTGCACTGATTCAGTCAGTGCAGAGTCCGCAAACCAAGGGTCAATGATGACCAATTGACCATTCTTTCTTTGCATTACATTATCTGTATGCAGGTCCCAGCCAAACTTGTTTATCCTACCTGCCTTGTACAGTATCTGCATAACGCCATACAATGTATGAAGCTCTTTGTACTTGGAATTATCATCTGTAAATGTCATGTCTTGCCAGTACTTGGCCAGGTTGGCGGCCTGTCTTGGATTGTATTCGGTCCAGGTATCAGACAACCCTAGTGCATGATCAACTGCGCCCCAGGATTCGCCGCCTGCTACAAAGTCACTAAAGAACCAGACCACACCTTCATTGAATGAATTTTTCTTGATATGACTCAATCGTTCCATATCAATTTGTGTGTACTCTCGATCTAGTACACTAATTTTATTATGTTCATTGATCACTGGCAAGCATTCCAAGTCCTGATGTGCCAGGCAGAATTCATAAAACTTGGTAAACACTTGCTCAGCTTGGCCACCTGCCTCTGGCATTAATATTTTAATAATATGGCCTTTGTTTTTGGCCCACACAGTTGAATCAGCACCCGAGCCTATCAGTTTGTAACCCAATGCTGTAAATTCTTTTTCAATTTGGTCTGCATGTGCTGTGCCTGTTTCTGCTTCGGCCACACCTTGTTTCTTGATTTCTTCTATGTCCTTGTCTGCTACTATTCGCACAGGAATACTTGTTGTACCCAACAATTTATATGCCCAGAATCTATGATGCCCATCTAATACTTGATATCCATTTTTATATTTGCGAACCAACAACGGGGGAAGTTTGTCACCCTTCTTTAAGCCAGCAACAATTTTTTTAACATTGGCTTGGCTCTTAGGTTGATTCATTTTAGAATCTGGTTCAAATCCCACTAACCTATCAGCAGATATGTTGACTACTGGTAGGCTATCGAACCCTGCGTCATCTACTTCTGCCCCAAAATAGCCAGGGTCTGTGTATAGTTTAACCTTGCCTTCTGCCACACCTTGCTTATTGATGGGCTGACCCAGGCGAACATTACCATCATACTTCAATCTACAAAAACGATTAGAATCAGGATCTATGTTATTTTCTTTGCACCACTGATCTTTTATAGCACTGGCTCGTTGTTCAGTGGAAGCGGAAAATCTGTATAAAACATTTTTATAAGGCCCTAGAATGACCCAAGTGCCAGTTGAACTACTAGGTGGCAACGGATCTCCTGGATTCATCCAGACGGACTTTTTTGGTGTCGATTGTGATCCTTTACTTAGATCTATATTCAAATATTTTACAGCATAATCAAGTGCCTTGGGAATGTCTCGATCAAGGCCAAGCTGATTCCAGGCCGCTAATCCTTTGACTATATCCCACTCTTCAGTAGCGTCATTCCAATTCATATCAGCAGTAATATTCACAATGTCTCTGCTAGTGGCCGGAAACACATTTTTACGAGTAAGATTCAATTCATAGTTCAAGTCAGGCACCTTACTATGCCTGCCTCTGGCATCTATGTATTCTTTAGTTTGCTGATCAACCACATAGGCATGAACCAACGCCCATGATTGAGTCTCAAGTTTTATCTGTTGTTGTTCTTCAGGATCAAGTGCGTCAAAATCATCAGGATCCAAATACATATCCTCCGTGCCGGGAACATTGTATTCGTATATGTAGCCTAACTTGTATCTTTCTGGATTGGCCTGATTGATAGCAATGGCCAATACGCCACATCGCCCTTCCATGTATATGGCCTGAGCGACTTCTCGTTCTGTGTCTGTTCCTACTGCTTCATCCAAGCCTTCCGCTACACCTTGTTCTACGCTTTCACTTGTGTATGTGGCACCAGTGCAGATCCAGGCCGGGCCTGTGTATCCTTCAGGAAATGTTTTTAGATGCTGAATAGTTCTGTGCCAACCTTCAATCAAATCATAACCGTTTGATAATTTAGCAACAATAATTGGTTCTGCACTCACGCCCTTTTGCTGAATCATTTGTGATTGCTGTGCGTGTCTTTCGGCATCACGCGGCACTTGAAAAGGATTAGAACTACCGCCTTCTCGACTGGCAAGCATACGCTGAGTCTTTGGTGTAAAGATATCAAATGTTATGGGCAGTTTAGTCAGCGTCCATTTACAATTACCAAAGTCTTGTTTATTTCTTTTTAGAAAATCATCCAACTCGGCTTGATCACGGATGCCCTTGGCTTGTGCATACAAGAAGTCTTTCAACACATAATCAGGCCAACTTGGAAAATGTTGCTTTACAAAGGCAAATAAACTATTTCTAGCTTCTGTCAAGCCTTCCACCACACCCGGTTTTATTCTGCTTAATTCATATCTAACTATGCTACCTGTGTCTGCACGGAGAGGCCTATAGCCCCAAGTACGAGCATAACGAATCACCAGTCTATCATATAACTTGGCACGACTTTCACTGTTTTGGTCAGGCTCTACTTCTTTGCTGGCCGAGAATGTCAATCGTTTTGGATTGTGTACTTTAATGTATTGCTGAATGGCGGCCAATACTGTGGCAAATACTCGTTGAGCATCTCCGTCGCCTGTGACTTCTTGGCTGTTGTTTCTATGGAACTCTACTTGTATGACTTCTTCGCCTTCTTCATCATACTCCATGTTGAACATGATGCTTAGATTAGAGCCATCTGGTAAGCGAGCTAGAGCATCCATAGAATCATCAGCTTCGCTCTTTTCCCATGTCATGGCATAAGGTTGGTCAAAGGCTTCGTCAAGACTTTCAGGAGTCCAGGCCATATTTTTAGCACCTTTCACTGTGGGTTTAAATCCTTGTCCCTTGTAGAACTTGGTCAGCTTGGCCTGGCTGACTACCCCTTTGTCCCATGGAAACAATGTCAGCGCGATGCCTGCATCTTTGGCCAAGGCCTGCAGTTCTTGCATGGCACGACCGCCAACACCTTGTCGCAATGGATAAGCTTGAATCCATTTGACTTCTACTGCGCCTCGTCGACTAAAACTTGGCGTCAGCTCAAACATGGCAAACTGTTGATCGTCACCTGTTCCGCCCAAGGGCATGACATGATTGTTTTGAAAAGTCTGCGGATATTTTGTATATACTGCGTTGATGAAATCTGTAACTTTGGTATCAGGTGGTGTTAATTTAATTGTGTCAGATTCTGCCACTACGCCAGCATTGAACAATGGGCCACGAACCATTCTGCTGGACTTTTCTGCATACAGCCCAGCATTGATATGTTTTACAAATTCTGGAGTTAGGTCTCTAGCACGATAGTATTTGGGAAACAGGTGTACTTCAATTGGGTTATCACCTTCGACAGCCATTATGGCTCGCATACGATGACGACCCTCATGCCCTTGTATCTTGGCCACTGCGGTAAAGTCACCATCGTCCCATTCTTTGGGAATGGCAATGTCTAAAAATGGAGCACCAATGGCTCCACCTGAGCGAATGTATTCTTCCATTTCGCTGTTGTCTTTTTCATTGAGTGGTGCGGCCAAGGACAAGAAAGTGCTGGGCTTCATTGTGACACGCAGGCCAAAGTAATCTACTTCCTGATTGTAAGGAACTGAACCTGCACCCTTTACATTATCAATTTTGACTTCGTTCATTGGTTTAGTCATAATTACATTACCAATATCTTGCCTTCAAGATTGGACATTACATCGTTAAACATAAGTTCCATATCTCCGGCCAGCATTTCAGTTGCATATTTCCTGTTGGCATCATCTCTGGCCTCAGGTTTTAAATTCAAATACTTGGAAGGTGAGCCCCAGGCTTGACGACCATAGCCCAAATTACTGGGCAAGGGATTAAAAGTCACATGGCCTGTACCCAAGTATTGTGCAAATATCTCGTATAAGAATTCATACGGTCTGCGAATCTGATTACTGCGACTACTTTTTTGTGTGCCTATGGCATTGAACAAGGCATTGTATTCAGGTGTCAACTCATATTTTATTTTGCCACCACGCTCACCACTCTTGCCATAATATTCTTCCAGCATGGAATTAACTTGCCCAAAGAAATGCTCTTCGCCTTGACTCCATGGATGATTGAGATCTTTACTGCCCAAGCCCTTTGATCTGGTTCCTGCTTGCACAGCATGTCCAAACCTATGGGCCATAAGCCAAGGTGTCAGCATTTTCTTTGCGTCGCCTTTGTTGCCCACATACACTATGGTAATGGCATTTTCATGGCCGGCGACAATTTGTTCACCGTCATCTCCAAAGATGATTTTAACTGTTTCCGGGTTCATTGGACCGTATTCGCTGTATCGCCCTGTGCCTGAAATGTTGCTGAAAAACAGTCTGATATCGTAGGGAGTATTGGCAAAGAACTTCTCTGCTTTTAAACGATTTACTGGATGCGGAATCAGCTTTTTATCTGCGCCACGAAATGGCCCAGGCTTGTCAAAGTCACCTAATGGCACATAATCTGCCATTGGAACTTCGTTAATTAAGTCGCGTATTTTCATTTAGTGGAACAACAAGTAGCTACCGATTACATCGTTGCGGTTGGCGCTGTTATCACCATCACCTGGCATTACAATGGTATTCCATTTTGGTGTGTCGCCGACAGGAGTTTTCATCATTTCATCGTATGTCAGTATGCTATCTCGGTCAATGGCGTATTTCTGTGCCATTGTAGATTTAAATTGTTCAAGATTTGCAGGGCTTGCAAACTGCATACGACCTTTGGCATCTTTCTTTAAATTATTACCATCACGGGCGATCAGGTCAAAGAACATGTCTTTGGGCACTACCTTGCTGTGCTTGACACGCTTGAAGTCAATTTTCTTTTCTTGACTGCTCAATGCACCACCCGAGAAGTTCATTTTAAAATTCTTTGGTCTAGCACCTGTGGCAACATCACCCATCTTAGTATAGGCATAGAAGCCCACATCTGGGTTGGCATTGGCCACTCCATAGGCCATGTCCAAGTATTCGGGACTGAAGAAGTCACCTGCATCATGCCAACGCACCACAACCTTGGCATTCTTCTTGGCCATCTTGGCTTTGGCCGCTGTGATCTCTGCGTTCAGTTTGTTGGCAAAGCCTTCGGGATCATTCAATAAGAAGTTCAGCATGCGAGCCAAGCCCAGGCTGACTGCCTTAAACATCACATAGCTACCTTTCATTGCATAGCAGAATGTTTTACATTCGCCGGCACCTGGGCAAGTGTCTACCACAACAAACTCGCCAGTCTTTTCATTCACAGCCAGACCTTTCAGTGCAGGCAAGCCAATGTCAAAGATGGCTTCTTCGCCTGTTTCACTATGTTGCATCTTGGCGTTCTGTCCCAGGATGCTGGCAGGACGAACCATAATAGATTTCTTCAATGCTTCACTGTCAAATGTTTTGCCTGCTTCGTCTTTGACTTCAATGTTGCTACCGTGAATGTAAGGGTAGTCATACTTGTCACGCTTGGTCTTTTCTTTGTTTTTACTACGGCCCATCAGTGCTTGCATTTCATCATCTGGAACTGCACGATAATTGGCACCTAAGCCAAAGTCGCCTGGCGCTTCCGCTATATTCTTTTTAATTTCACCGGTATTGGGATTTTCATGATCGCCACGCTCTACGCCAGACTTATAAACTTTCTTGCCTGTGCTTGGGCTGATATAGTAATCACCTTTGGCATCGTGCCCAATACTTTTCACTTTGTATTTCTCGCCACCTTCCGCCATGCCTTGCTTTTGAGATTTCTTAGCCGCCTGATAGAAAAATCTCAAGTCTTGTTTCTCATCAGGGAGAACAACACCTTCGCTGCCATTTTCCAAAGATTCATAAAATATTTCATCTATCAAGCCAACTACATCGGCCAGGTGAAAGGGTAATGAGGCAGGGTCACTGAGATCTTGTTTGATTTGATCGCCAGCATAACTTTGTGGAGTATAATTCTGTATCAATGACACTAATAAGTTGCCATCATAGTTAGTTTCTGTATACGATCCTTCCGCCACAGCTCGATCTATATTGTGAATATTCACAACTGTTTCGTCACCGTTTGATGCTTTGATTACGACATCGTTCCCCTTGACAGAGACCACAGTTCCGTAACGAGTTTTCATACCAGGTTGAATATCAGGCTCGCCTCCGCTTTCTACCATGCCATGTCTTTTCAGTACGCTATAAATTTGACTGCCTGGCTTGGCTTTTTGGCCGGATTTTAAAAATGCACGAATCATGCCCAATTCTTGTTGCTTGCGTTGTGCAGACGTGTCAACCGCAGGTGCGGCGTTGTCATTGCTATTGTTGCCAGCTGTGTTGGGCTCATAGTACCAGCCCATACCAGGATCATCGCCGCCAGTGTTTGCTGGATTATCAAATTTGAAATAGGCAATTTGTGTCTTGCTCCAATAGCCTTTGAACTCACCAGTGGCATCATTCATGTCTTCTTGATCAAAGTGCCCTGCTTCAAATTGACCAAAGAAATCTACGCTACGACTAAAATGCTCAGGCTTGGGATACCGGTATGGATCCTCGCCATCATTGTCATCTCCACCAGCACCAGGCGCAAACTCTTTCAATGAATCTTCTACAGTACCTATATAGTGATGGTCATGTACTTGGTAACCCTTGCGGCGATAGTGTGCAATGGCACTGTTGATTGCTTTTTCTCTATCTTCACCAGTGACACGCACACTTTTTTGATATGTTTCGCCACGCTTCGAAACCATTGGATGGTTGGGATCTGTAACTGTGAGTCCAATGCGGTGTACGGTTTTAACGGCAGACTCTTCTACTTCTTTGTCGTCTTTGTTGACAAACAAGTCCAGACTCATCACGGTCAGACCGTGTAGTTTACCTACACCTGCTACTTCAAATATTTTCATCGCAGTCCCTCTAGACTCAGTTGTTGATCTTGTTGTGCAATATAGGCCTTGTGAATCTTTTCAATGTAACCAATATTACGCAGAATTTTAAATGCCAAATTTTCTGTGCCGTACTCACCTGCTCGGGCCAGCCCTGATTTTCTCATATTACTGATTTTATCAATAATACGCTTCATATGTACAGCGTCTTTGCTACTTATCGCATCTGTAACTTGATGAATTAGATCTCTGACTTTGGAATTCACCGCAGAGTCGTCAATGTCAGGCGGCACATGCTTGGGCCGTTTAATCCATTCGCCATTTAACAAACTGTAAACTCCCCCAGAAACTGGAGGCTTTTTGGTATCTTCTACATACAATTCTGTATCGTAGCCTCGCACCGTAATGTCGTGGGCATCGTTCCAAATTCTCTTCTTTGCTTGATAGAATGCTTCAACAATGTTGTCTGCATCCAGGTCGCTGTAACGACTCACAATGTGTATGTCAAAGTCGCTGTACTTGGTGTAATTGTAGTTGGCATTGCTACCGGTCAACACAATGTCTTGTAGCTGGAAGCCAGGTAATTCTAAGTAATCAACAAACACCTTGGCAATTTTTAAGAGTGCAAGATGCACTTCAGGTGCCATGTCGACCCCGTTCCAAACCGCAGGATTCAAGTCGCGGTGATACTCGATATTGTCTTTTACGAAATTCATTTGATATTTAGTTAAATGTTAATAAGCACACCTTTCCGATAAGTATGTTAATTACTTAGGAGTAAATTTATGCCTGCTTTTTCAAACTGGTTAGCAAACACCACAATAGCTGTCACAGGAACAAACGCCACCAATTCTACAGAGATTTTATCAAGTTCAATCAGCAAAGGAACTTGGGATATACAATATTTTATCACAATGAACGCAGGCGGTGGAACTGCGGCATTATTTGACTCTTTCGGTAACTTAGTGCCAAACTCAGAAATCTCTGGGCACAGCGAAACTTCTAAAAACACAGCCACTGGCCGTGTGATTGTAACCAATCCAGGCCCGGGTGGCCTAGTAATGAAATTAAAAGGCTGGAACACTACTCCATATCAAGTTGTTTCCAACGGAACTGATGGCAGAACTGGCATAGTGATCACACAGGTATTATCCAGCATTGCTGGACCCGCTGGACCTGTAGGACCCGCTGGAGCAAAAGGCGATCGTGGTTTCAACGGCGTACAAGGACCAGCTGGTCAAAATGGCCAAAATGGCACAAACGGCGCATCAATCACAGGACCCGCTGGTGCCACTGGCCCCGCTGGTGCTGTTGGACCTGCAGGCGTAGCAGGCGTTCAAGGCGCAAGGGGTCCTGGCCGCCCTATTTTAGTACAAAACAGAGCACCAACTTCAGCCGACGGGTCAGTTGGCGATGTCTGGTATCAGATCAGTTAATCATGACTACACGACACTATATTGTATTGGTCAACGATGGTGTTGACTTAGATCAGTTCTGGAACGAAATGGCCACTGGCGTATCTGCATCACCGTACATTCCCAAACGACCAGCCACCATCATCAACAGTCGAGAATTATTTCCTAGACTATGTGAATATGAACTCTCAGATGAAGAAGCCAATGCGCTAAGAAACGATGCTAGAGTTGCAGAAGTAGATATCCCAGTCGAACACAATCCTAATGTTAGCATTGGGCCAATGTCCGTACAAGACGGTAATTTCTCTAGAAGTGGAGATTCTCCCTGGGCAAGTAAGGTAAATTGGGGACTGACTAGACACAGCAATATTGACACAACAAATAATTCAACTGCACAATATCAATACACATTGGATGGCACAGGAGTAGATGTACTAATATCAGATTCTGGTATACAAGTTGACCATCCAGAATTTACAGATGCCAATGGTGTTAGTCGTGTTCGACAAATTGAGTGGGGCACCGTATATGCACCTTTGCAATACAAGGGCGGCTATGTTGATAACAACGGCCATGGCACCAATGTAGCAGGCATTGCCGCAGGAAAGAATTACGGCTGGGCAAAAAATTCTGACATCTATTCATTGTACGCACCTGGTACTTGGGCAAGTGCCAATCCTTCCGGTCCTTTTGACCACTTTGAAGGAATACTTCGTTGGCATCAAGCCAAAACAAATGGCAGGCCAACAGTGGTTAATATGAGCTGGGGATACTTTATTCAGAGCGCAACAGAAATGAAAAATCGGATTGTTGCAAATAAACTAACCAATATTGTTTATAGAGGAACTCCGGTCAACTATCTAGGCACTGGTTACGCCATGGCTGATGCAAACATCAATAGTAGAATTATCAATGAAACAGGACTTAGAATTGACAGGGGTATGGCATTTGAAAGGCAAATTGACGATTATGGAATACAAAATCTTGTAGACCATGGAATAATTGTTTGTCATTGTGCTGGAAATTTTGGAACCAAAAATGATAGATCCGGTGGCGCAGATTATGACAACTACATGCAGATAGGTGGAGACAGCACCAAGTATTATTACAACAGAGGATGCAGTCCAAAGTCTGCTAAATCTATTAGTGTTGGAAATTTAAGTGAAGTTTTCTTTAACACAACCAAAACAATAGAACAAAAGAATAGTAGTTCTTGTGCTGGTCCAGATGTTGATGTATTTGCCGCTGGAACACATATTGTCAGTGCTGGCAGTAGTCGTGTAACTGCTAACCCTGCGTATCCAAAAAATACATCCTATAAAGTATCTAAAATGACTGGAACAAGCCAGGCCAGTCCGCAGATTGCTGGCATGTGTGCATTGTATTTGCAGACCAATCCTACTGCCACACCAGCCCAGGTCAAAGAGTGGATTGTGAGTTCAGCCAATACCGCTGTCATCAACAGAGGTGGTAGCGCAGACTACTCTGACAGATCTTTATTTGGATCTACTGCTGGCGTTGCCTATTTAAAGTCCAGTGCAAACATTACAAATGTCAGCAAAACATTTTCCAAGGAACCATCAGGCAACTGGCAAGAAGTCAAAAGTATATTTGTCAAACAAAATAATACTGATTGGGTTCCTGTTAAAACCGGCTACATTAAAACCACAACTGGTTGGAAAGTGACCTACAAGCAAGGCGGTTAACCCTGCCCGTTGATGGCCTTCATCTTTTCGCGAAGCTCATGTTGGTCGCGACAGTCCACGCAACAAAATGTAAACTTTGTTGGTTCTTCGCACTCTAGGCAAAAGCCCGTGCGAATCGGAACGAATTCCTTGGCCAAAGCCCTGCGGAGTTCTTCCGCGGCTTCCATTGCTTCTTGTGCGTCATCAATAATATCTGCCATTGTACTTCCTTTAATCAATAATGTAATTATGCCGTCAATTAAAAATCACCTGATTTAGGCGTCAATTGTCACTCTTTTCATTCTTTTCGCCTGCCAATATTTTAAGCATTGCACGGGCACGAACATCATCTTCTTTTTTGGCTCGTTTAACATCATCGCTTAACTTTAGCATACGATCATAATCTCTAGCCCACTGCACACCAGCAAGCCAATCTTCTAGTCGTTCAATACTGCCCACAAACAGTTCAGCATCTCTACAGTAGATCGGCAGGGCCATGCTGTCTATGGGCACAAGGCTTAGTGCGCCATGGTCATCAGTGAAATCACTGTGCTTTGATTTATTGAATTTAAAACCAATTTTGGCCACTTTTGCTTCGAGCCTACGAATGCGTTCAATTGTGTTCCAGCCTGCCATCACACTCTCCAATCGTTGGTTTCATTGTCCCAATGCCGTGTGTCGTAAATTCTACCACTCACAGCATATCCCAACAGTCCCAGGCAAACTGTTAGGCCTGCATGATCCTGTCGTTGTTTTAAACTAAATTCAATACTGATCAATTCTCGACTGTAATAGGTGTGTTCAACTTCCCAGGCCCAATGTGATCCAAGTCCACCAGACCAACATCCCAGGTTCTTAAAGAACTCTGGAAAAGGACTACCAACTGTGAAAGTAAAATTTAGCATGACTGTAGTATACTACAGTTTTGCAGTAATGTCAATTATTTTTTAGGTAAATCTTTTGCCATCTCGTACCACCGGGTGGCTTTTGTAAAATTAAAATTTGGATGGCGATACATATAATCTCGCTTGCGCTCTGCCGCCTCTAATGCGTCTAGCATACGCATTTTATCGTTAAACGGCAGGCTCATTAATACACGGTTCATATCTGTTATGTCTAACATATACTCCACCCATTTTTCTGTGGCTTTTATATTATAAAAACTGCCATATGCTTTGCGATTATTTGCACTTGTGTATTTGCTTATAAAGTTTTTAGCTTGCATACTGTCTCTCCTTTTGTATAAAGAGTAGTCAGTATAACACAAAACAATGCCCTTGTCAACGGCCAGGGTATTGTGTATTTTAGTACTAGTCGCCGATGTGACGCATTTTCACATTCAAATGAGCCTGTTCATGTTCAACCAGAAATTTGTGGTTCTTTACTGCTTCAGCTTCGGTGTCGTAAGTGGCCACAACATTGTTATCGCCATTGTCATAAAACAAGCAGGTTTCCCATCCACGGCCGGCAGAGTTCAATTTGATAGTGGATATTTCAACGGTGCCCACACGGTCCAATGCCACCTTCTCAGGCATTACAAAATCTTTCATGGTAACTACTCCTTATCCCCAAACCAAACCAAATCGTTTTGCACACACAGGACCATAACCCACTTGTGTGCTACGCTCGTCTTTCAAGCCATGACTGCAAAAACTGCAACCACCTGTGAGCCTGCCATAGCGGCCTGCAGTCTGTGCAGGATCTTCGCTGAACTCTTTTACCAGTTCGCAAACCGTCTGCGTGGCACTACGGGTGGCAAAGAACTCGCCAGTGACATCAACACGACCAAAGAACTTGTTCTGCCCAAAGGGCTGACCGTCTGTGATCATGATTTGGCCTGCATACTTGCTCATTGAGCCTGCACGATTGAACACCACAGCCTGCCCGTCAGCTGTCTGCAAGCGGACCTTGATGCGCTTCATGGTCTGGCTGGCCACATCAAACAGGTCTTGAATGGCCTTAAAGTCCACAGTCACATAGGCAACTGGAGCAGGCTTGGGAGTGGTAGCCCGCTGAGTCAGAGTGTCAATCCAGGGCAATTGTTTGTCGCTGAGTTTGCCAAAGCGATTGAAGCCAGCAATCAGCGAACCAGCAAAAGCTTGATCACGCTGGCCCAGCTGATCCACCACAGCCACCAGTGCATCAACGGCAACCTTTTGAACAGCATCAACTACAACTGGATTACGGGTTTTGTATGCAAACATTTTGGTTCCTTTTTGCTAGTATGTAAGTATTATACTGGATCAAACCGTTTTGGTCAACCGTTAATTGCTCCAGTATGCTTCGCTGTCTACACGGCAAGCCCACGGTGTGTCTGCATCAATTTCCACTGGCAAGCCAGTCATCAAATTCTTCACAGTGATCTTGGGTGCCGTGTATGTAGCACGGTCCACAATGTTCAGTTGGTTTTCTGTCCAACCTGCTTTGTTACACAGACGAGTCCTGGTAGCACGAGCGGCACCAAAAGTTTTGTAAGCACGGGTCTTGTTAGGACCGTCTGTTACGATTAAACCAGTACCTTTAGCAACGATTACATATGACATTTCAAGTTCCTTTTTGCTGTTTATGTGTATATTATACTGTGGATTGGGCCTACTGTCAACCGAAATAGTGTTGTATTTTTACAACGAATTTAGCACTGGTTGCATGACTGCAATCAATTCACGCTCACGAGCATGAGCCGCTGTCTTACCACGCACAACTTCTAACAAGTAAGGTGTAAAGCCTTCACGACCATATGTACGAAGTGCTTCGCACAAGTTCCAGTTCTTGCTTTCTGTATT